CTTATAGGCTTTTTGTCTGTAGGCACAAACGGATTTTCACGAGAAGTACCAGGAATATCAGGCACATCAACAAGAGTTTGCTCTATATCCAATCCATTAGCAGTGCTTTTTATTATAGATTTATCTGTTAAGTAGTCGGTAACAACATTATCAGCATTTAAAGAATACTGGTTCGCCAATCCCTCATATTGGTCATATATTATTTTAAAGGAATCGTACTGACTTTTTAACTGACCCTTAGCAGATTTCAAAAAGTTTTCTCTTTGCTCATCTGTAAGCCTATTGCCAAACAATACTGAGTTGTAAAGATTTCTAACCCTATTACCAACGCCACCACTGTTTTCAGCATTTGAGAACTCTCCCTCCCTAACTACTGAGGTAGGGTCGATGGTTTTCATATATGCAAAAATAAGGGCGAGGTCATCAACACCTGTTGGCTCGCTTGCCATTGCCGCTTGCTTGACTTTTTCATAGCCAGAATTTGCCAATCTAAAGTCTTTAGACAATGCATCAAAATCCTTTTTTAGGTCTCTCTCCTTCTTAAACTGCTTCTCACCACCCTTGCCCATTGCTTCAGATATTTGAGCCTCGGCTAGCCTTTGTAGTAGATTCTGCTGCTCCGCAGCCTTCTCAGCCTCCCTACCAGCTTGCAAGCCCTGCAATATCTTAGTGCCAAAACCAACAGGCGTTCTTGTTGGGCCGCCCAACAGAGAGCCAGCCAAACCAAGAGCCATCTCCTCGGACATACCGCCCAAACCACTGCGGATTGATCCAAGCAGACCTTGAGGTCTAGCAGCAGGTGCTTGAGCTGCACCCCCGCCCGATGCCATCAAGCCTCTGGATAGCATAGAACCAGTTGGGAAATCTCTTGGGTCTAGTTGACCTGTTGCGACAGGCTGAGGCCCAAGAAAAGGTCTAAAAGGAGTGGCAGATACACCTCTCATGCTGATGCCTGGCACAGTACCCATAACACTGCCACCCATAACACCCCTGCCCATACCCATCGGGCTGGGGCGGCCTCCTCCGATTAAGCTATCTAAAACGCCAACCATCATAAACCTCTTACTCTAAAAGACCAAGCAATGCGCCGAAACCTGCGCCCAAAAGCGGGTCATCACCATATATCTTACTACCCAAGAACGCACCGCCTAACAGCTTTTCACCTGTAGTGCTGTCAAAGTATGGTTGTATTGCAGATGATGTCTGACCCATTGGGAAACCAGAGACAGCCGCCTGATACTGACCAAGAGCTTGCATAGGTGCTTGTTGCTCAAACTGGAATCTAGCAATGTCACTAGCAAGCTGTTGCTGTGCAAGTTGCTCTCTAGCACCACCGACAGCACCTAGCTGACCAATGTCGTAATAAGAAGCCTGTTGCAGTGCTGGAGCTAATCTTAACGCATCTTGCTGTCTAGCACGTTCAGCACCATAGTCACGATATGCAATGTCAGCCGCAACATCACCGAGAGCGCGGGTCATTACATCAGCAGCAGCACCAGAACCCAAGCGACCACGTTGTGCTAATGCACTTGTTGTTCTTGCTTGCACTGGGTCTAAGGCTCTGTTGATGGCTTCACTCAACCCAGGACTACCCCCAAGGAATGTGCCACCAAGTACGTCTGTTGCGTATTGCTGGGCAGCCGTTCCAACGGGAGTGCCAGCTAGAGCCTGTTGCTCTCTCATACGCAACGCTTGTTCTGTTTGCGGTGCAAAGCCAACTACTGTCTCACCAGGATAATACTCCTGTGGGCCTTGCATATACTGCCGATAAGCCTCGCTCATACCATATTGCAAGAATGGTTCTGCAAATGGTGCGGGGGCTGTGCGTGTAATTGTTTCTGTTACGCCGTCAGGTTTTGCCATCTTCATATCTCCTGTATTCTGCACATTAACACTAGGCTGAGTTATAGGCAACGGGGTTTGCACTACTGGGGCTGGTGCTACTGGTGTAGGTGTATCTGGCAATGCTGCTACAGTATTTGTAGGTTGACTATATGAAACACTTTGGCCTGTTTGCATTGCTTGATTAATTGCATTTTGAACTGCTGGAGGCTTAACATCCCTCGTCATACTCATTTGCCTGGCTTGTTCTGGTGTCATTATTAATTGATTCATGGTGTCAAAATTAAATCCTCCACCAAAAAAACCACCCATCGGTGAAAATTGTGATAATTCTGACATTCTCGCTAAATCAACCATTCTCTTATCCTATAACCACATAGCCAACAACTAAATCGTGACCATGATTCTGATGACCAGCAACAAAACTACCAGTTGTGCGACTCGATAAAAATGGGTGTATGTGTGAAATATCATTACCTAAACCCGTAAAAAGTATAATGCTATTTGCACCAACACGTTTGTCTGTGACATTAGTAGTAGTTGTACCAGATGAAACTGTAAAACTACCCGTACTGTTTAACTTACCTTCGACACAGTTGTTTACCACCTCGGATATTTCACGAGGTGCGCCGCCTTGATATGGTAGCTTTCTGTACTGATTGCTCATCTGCGTCCCGTAGTTGTTGCATCAATATCAATGCCCTGTGTCTTATTCCACTCACCTGTAAGATTTAACCTTATCCTGTGATAACGTCCTTCAGAGCGCACAGGAATAAAGTTATCTGTATTTAGACTAGAAGAAGAACCAAATGTAAATGTATCTATCTGCCTATTACGACTCGCAACTTGCGCTGTAACAGCACCAGTTTCATTTTCACGAAGCGTAACATACGGGATGACATTTCTAATGAGGCTTCTATTGCCTTTGCGAACTTCAAACTCACCCGTTTCAACAATCGCCGTAAGCGTACTGCCCGTGAAAGTTTGGATTTTGTTGTCTTTGCTGGCTGCAAAAACAAACTCACCACCACGATAAACCACCCCATCGAGAGAAGCAGGTAGGACATCCAAGCTGCCAAAAGCAGCATCAAGTTGCTCAAGAGTAAAACCAGCCGTATAAACACCCGCCAAGTGGTCAACCCCAATGTTCGCCGTTGACCATTTATCGAGGGCATAATTGTAGATAATAAGTCTGTCAGGTACGCCAGCAGTTGCCGATGTACTAGCGTAAGACCAGATAATAACTTGTCGTAACGGGTCAACAGCAGACGACATATTCTTTGCATAAGCTCCATCCCAATCCTCCAAGAAAAATTTGTTTACCTTCTCAGCCCCAATCGGACGAGACTCTTTACCATCAAACATATAAAAGCCATCGTCAGCCAAGTAAAACACAGCATGACCAACATTAGCAACACTGCCTGGTACTTTACAACCTCTGTTCAACTCAACTTTGTCAAACTGAAATATCAAAGGTGAACCAATATATGAGGCACGAACAATACCCTTTTCTAAAAGTATCGTTGCATACTCACCGCCGACCAAACCAGTAATATCCCCCAAGTCATCAATGTCCTGAAAGTCAGCTTGTGTTGTAGCACTTACTGCCCAACTTGTTGCATCACCCAATGCTGACCATTGTGTGCGATATGGCTTAGTACCAGCAGAGGTCGTATTGGTAAATCCTGTCATTACAAAGTCACGCACGACAGCAATATATTTAGCCTTTGGTGCATCAGCACTTAGATCAGAAAACAAACCAGATGCAGCAGCAGTTATCTTTTGTATAGGATCTGCAAAGTTGGTAGCAACAACAGTTTCACCATACTGAACAAAACGAACCTTATCCTCTGTGCCAGTGCTGTAATTGCCAGACTTGCTAATATTGTCTAAAGAACCATCAGATGTATCAAACTTATATATCTTAGCTCTATCAGCCGCATATAAAGCTGTGTTGCCATTATCATCACGAGCAGCAAACAAACCAACAATGGTACTGTCAGCAGTGCCGCTAATAGCAGACAGGCCCTGAAAGCTCTCATAACCTGTCAAAGACGGAATTACGTTTGTCGCTACAGTTGTGCCAGCATTATTAAAAGCTGACTGGTCTGGTAAAAACTCGCCAAATCTAATCATTGTCTATACCAAACCTCGTTACCTTGACTTACATTTGTCCAAACTTCTGAGCCAGCAGCTACCTCACTCCATGTTTCACTGCCCTCAGACACAACAGACCAAAGCTCCCCAAGTATTTCGCCTGTCAATGTACTAGTTATAACACAGCTAACAGAACCAGCACCACTAGCTGTAAACTGCGTAGAGCCATTGGCAGTTGCAGACATGCTCACAGCACCATTAATAACAAGTATAGTATTGCAAGCAGATGTTGCTGTTACGGCAATATTTGCGCTGCCACTTGCGGTTAATACCTTTAAGGCACTAGCAGATTCAGTGATTGCGATATTTACTGAAGCATCCATTGCAACAGTAAATCTAGCAACAGCCGCCACACTTGCCGCACCTGTTACAGAAGCATCAACAGACTGTATGCGTATTCCATCTGATGTTGTGGTAATTGATAGGGCAGATGAGCCTTCAAGCTCTTTTACAACTACTAAGCTATTGGTATGCGCTGCTGTAATTGCAGTCGCAACAGAAGATGTAGTCTCAAACAGATTGAGATTATCTAAATCCTCAAGAGTGCCAAAAGCATCAAGGGCATCTATATTGCCCCAGTTGTCTAGCTGCTCCAGTGTTGGGCCGATTATCTCAGCCATTGGACTAAGCCGCAGTTACATCTAGGTCGCCAGCAGCAATCCGTAGGATGTCACCTGTAGCAATCGTTTTGCTCGCTGAAAAAGCACCATGTATCAAAAGATTGCCAGAACTAGAGGCATCAAAGATTCCAAAATGGCTTACTGTACCCCAGCTACCAGTAGCAGCAGGAAACTCAATAGCAGCAGTGTTGTCGGTTGTTCCACCAGAGGCAGCATCAAAAGCCGCAGACTTTCTCGTATAACCACTGCCAGATAACTCAGTACCACTATTATCATCACCAAAAGAACCAGTAGAAAGACCAATGTAAACAGTAGATGGTGCAGAATATGCACCTGTTCCTAGTATGTGGTCAAGGATTTCGTTTTCGAGATAATCACTCATTGCGCTCATGTCAATTCTCCGTAATCAGATTTCATAAATAAACCAGAGCCAGCATGTTGACCCTTTTCTTCTTCACGTTTTAACTCTTCCATTGAGCGTGTAAAGAGACTGTCGTACACCTGTGTTTTCTGATCATCCATCAAATATACACTTGCAGCCGACAATGCACCATACAAGTACAAATCAGGGTGGCGAGTTAAAATCGTATTTGTCGTATTACTATCCGACAAATCTGGCACACCTTCCATATACACAATTTCTGCTGTGTATCCGCTATCGGGCGTAGGTGCAAACTTTATCTCTCCACCAATAATGGTATAAGCACGAGGCTTTCCAGAACCACCGCTTGAGTATAATTCATTTATTTTTTGGGGCGTATAATACTCAAGAACTTCCGTAGGGGTTGTGTTTAGCTTGACCATTCTTATGGAACGCAAATCCGTGGGCAATGAAACAAATGCATCACCACCTGTTAGCGTAGCTGTTGCACGTTTCTCCTGTGAACGTGTTTCCAACTCCCTACCCATACGAGCCTCTGCCATACTAATAAATTCAGGTATCCTGTCTGTCAGGTCAGAACGTGCTAAAAAATTAGCAACAGCCGTTTTTAGTTCTGCAAAGGTTGTAATAGCCATTATACGTTACCACCACTTGTTCTAAAGAACCTGTTCTCATAATCATTCATCCACTTTTTCCAAGCGTTAGGATTATGCTTTGGCTCACCAAACTTCTGTACTAGCTCATAATAAAGAGCCGTTGGTATTTCTGCAACCTTCTGTTGATGTCTTTGTGTATCTCCAATCAAAGAACCAGAACGATATGCATTAGCCTCTTCTTTATTACGTTTTAAAAGTGCATCAACGTTTTGCGATGTCTCGTAAACAAAACCGCCACTAGGATTATCGTGTACCCACGTTTCCTTACCAGTGACAGCATCCCTTTTAAGCAATCTCTTAGACAAACTTTTCTCCCAAAGTAT